CAGGGTGTTATCCCCAGTGATACCATCACCTGTCATATCCGCTAATAGCGTAATGACAGCCTTGGTTCCTTTATCTGACTTGGTTAAGTCAGTAATACGCTGAACCATAGCGTTGCTTCCAGAACCAGCAAACTGATTAATGAAGCTCATGTTTCTGGCAGCGCGCCAGAAATCACGACTCCATGCAGTAAGCTGATTACTAGTCAGCGAAGCAAAATTAGTAGTAGCCATAATTGGCCTCCATTAAGTAATAGATTACAAAAGTAGCCGGAATTATGGGTACGGCTAACCCGTCTACACTTCGTGTCGTGAAGCAGACGAATCAGCGTTTTTTTACGAGGATCGACCTCGGCAAGATTAACGTGTTGTACACACGGTAACGAGATTAACGTGATCGCCACGACTTGATTACGCGCAAGTACGCGAATGGTAAAATCTTAGCCCTGATAAAACTAAAACGCAAACATTTATTTTAGTCCATCGTTAGATATCCCAACTACAGCTTTTATTACCCTTGTGCATTTTCTGATTTCTCCAACTCTTCCTCCAACTCTTCAATATATACGTCTAAAGCGTGTCGGGCTTTCTTTAAATCTTCAACCCCATTCTTTCCTTTCCAGCGAGTTACATACTGTATAACAGCTCCTTCAATAAATCCTAATTTATTTTTAAGGATATATTCAATAGGCTGTATCTTAAACTTCCTATAATGATCCCCACCTACCTGTATTCCTAGAGCTTTCTTTAGCTCTTTTTGCGGGAATATTAGTCCTTTCATACGCGCCATTTAAATAAAATCACCCCGTAATCTGGCAATTGTTGCCTCTGGTAAGGCATTAAACTCATCTTCAGACATACTATGAAGGTCTTCTACACTCTTTTCGCCGTGCTGAGCAGAGCTTTCACCAGGTAATTCAGGTGGTTGTGCCTCTGCCGCCTTCAATTTCTGTGAAACCTGCTTACGTTTACGAGCAACTTCATCAACTGTATCTGCTTTAGAGGCCTTTTTCTCAGCTAATGCAGACTCAGCAGGTGTAACTCCTTTTAAATCATAGGTTTGTACTACCATTAATGCTGCTTTTTTAAGCGCTTCAGGACCAGCCATGTCATGAGACATCAATCCATCCCGAATTGCTACAACTTCCTGTGCATATTCTGCATTAAAGTCCTCATGGTTCTGATCAAAGACCGTATATTCAGCTTCAAGCTCTGCAGCGGTCTCTTGAATTGACGCTAGTTCCTTATTTGCACCAATCTCATGAGACATTTCCTCACGCATCTCGTGGCGAAGAAGTTCTCGCTCTGCGCTTCTTATTTCATTTCGTAGTTTTGCTGCATCTTCCTGCTTACCATCCAGAAGAGCTTCCTGATATTGTGTTTCCGCCTGGTTAAAATCAAATTTAGAATCAGGTTCAGCTACTTCTGCTTCTTTTTGAGTGTATTCATCAATTTTACGCTGCAATTCTTTCTGTTTTGTAAGAGCTTGGTCCAATCTGGCCTTGGGAACCATAGGTTTCTTACGTTTTTCCGGTTCAGCCTCAAGTTCTTCTGCTTCAGCTTCCTGTTTTTCCGGTTCAGCTTCGGGTTCTTCTACTTTATCAGTAGATTCTTCCTCAACTTCTGTTTCCTCGGCGGGTTCTTCTGCAACTTCAGGTTCTTCTGCTTTAGCTTCCTGCTTTTCTGGCTCAGTTTCAGGTTCTTCGGCAGTTTCTTCAGTCAATTCAAAGTTTAAATCGATATTTTCAGGCTGATCCATAGGTTCAGCACCTGGCATTATCTGCGGTTTTGCATCTGCACTCTCGGTAG